GGGCGCACTAATTTAGGATGCACCCAGCGTGTTTGGGAAGAGTGGGTCGGCCACCCTGTAACAGAGCAGCAGATGCGCGACCTCACGCCTGCAGATGTGGCACCTCTGTACAAGGCCAAGTACTGGGACAAGGTGCGCGGCGACGAGCTGCCTGCCGGCGTAGACTATGCGGTGTTTGATGCTGCCATAAACAGCGGCCCAGGCCGTGCGGCCAAGTGGCTGCAGGAAATAGTCGGCGCTGTGCCTGATGGCGCCATTGGGCCTGGCACGCTTGGTAAGGTGGCCGAGGCTGACCCTGCCGAGCTGCTGTCCAAGTACCAGGCCAGGCGGCTGGCGTTCATGCAAAGCCTGCCGACCTGGGACACGTTCGGAAAGGGCTGGGGCAGGCGCGTGACCGAGGTGGCCAGCGCCGCCCAGCAGATGCTGGCTTAGACCGCAGCACCGAGAGATCGCAAGCGCTGCTGATATGCGGCAATGTGGCGCACCTTCTTTGGCGCGTCGACACGCTTGAGCATTTCGTCATTGGACTCCTTCAGCTCCCGCAGCTTGGTCATGCGGTCACGCGCCGGCACCTTGGCTGCACGGCAGGTTTTCTCAGCCAGGTCTTCGTAGGCATCGGCCCACTGCTCAATAGTCTGGTGGACACTATACGCGGCGTCCTTGCCTGGCACACGCAGCGCAAAACCAATTGCCTCGGCTGGCGGCTCGGGCTGCACCGTAACAGCATCTGTGATCTGTGGCTCAAGCGCGACCACCTCCACCAGATCTGGCTCAACTGTGTCGGCCATGGCTTCCTCCATCAGCACCAGCTTGCTGACCGGCAGGGCTGGTGCTGCCGGGGCCAGCGCGTCCAGTGGGTTGGCGGGCGTGATGTCGCGGGCCTGGCGGGGTTTGTCCTCTGCCGGGTAGTCCTGGGCCTCCTCGGCGGTGATCAGGCCCTTGAGCACATCGGGGAAGGCATCGCGCAGGGCAAAGCCTCTGGCCCGCATGGCCAGCATCCGCTTGGGGTAGGCCTGCCATGGCCCCTGCTTGCCCCATAGGCCGGCCCGCTTGGCATCCTCAACGCTGAATGTGGAGCGCACCGGCTTGCGCCCCTTGCGGTGGGCCACGCAGACAGCGATGGGGTTGGTAGTGCCCTCGCCTTCGATGAACTCCTCGACGCCTTCGCACAGGGGGCTGGCCTGCACCAGAGCCATGGCTGCATCACCGTAGACCGAGGGCTTGCCGTTGATGACGGCGATGTTCTGCAAGGCCTGCAGCGGGGCCAGGCCCAGCTCCATGCCCCATTGCACACAGACCATGATGTCCTGCGGTTTGCCCTGGTATTGCTTGGGCACCATCTGGCTGGAGGCCAGCATCTCGCTGAACTGGATCGCCTCGGTGATGGTGGTGGGCGCAAAGCCCTGGCGGGTAGTGGTCAGTTGCATAGGTCTTCTCCAGGGAGGTATAGCTTGAGGGTTTTAAAAACGAGGGCGACCAGGGAGGTGATCACCTCATCGGCCTCCTCCTCGGTCATGTCGGTGCTGTTGAGCAGGGCCACGAGCGCCCGATTGTGGGCTTCCATGACCGGGCTGATGTCCATGGGATCGCTCATGCTTTCACCGGCTTGATGGTGATGGTGGACTGCCGGATGGTGTAGGCCTCCTTAGCCGCCACCATCTTGGCAGGCTGGGCCTGGTAGTGGCGGGTCGAGCAGATGATCTGGTACTGGCCGGCGATGCCCATCTCGGCCTTGCCCAGGATCTTCTTGAGCTTCTCCTCTTCGGTGTCCAGGTCGGTCTGCAGCTGCTTGATCTCCTTGCGCTTGGCCAGGATCTTCTCGGCCCGCTCAATGCAGCTGTCGTCCAGCACTGCTGCCGCCGGGGTGATCGGGTACGGCCCGCGCAGGTCTGGCCATTGCTCGCCCTCTGCCGGCGGGTAGTAGTCCACCAGGCCTGTCGTTTTCCATTCATCCAGCCGGCGCTGGAAGTCGGTGGCCACCTCTGCAATTTTTTTGACCGTTGCCTGGTGGGGAGCGAACACGAATACGCGCAGCTCGGTGCCCCGGTACAAAGTGCAGACGGCGCCCCACTTGGCCTGCACGATGTCCATCTGGGCCTGCAGCTGGATCGGGCCGCGCCACAAGGGCGGCACATCATCGGGCGGCATGGCCGTCAGCTTAGCCTCAAGCACCCCAACGCCGTCCAGTGTGATGCTGTCCTGGCCGATGACGTACACGCCGGCAGCCGGGTCGGTGCTGATGACCTGGCCACGCCCGTCTGCCGTGCCGTCCAGGCTGCAGCACAGGGGCAGGCTGTCGTGATACCGGGCTGTCGGGTGATCGGTGACCATGTCGGTCAGCTCCAGCCGGCGGGCCGCGTCCTCCAAAATCAGCGGCTCCATGAGGTTGCCCCAGGCCATGGCTTCGTTGCCGATGTCTCGGCGCTCCTCGCCCTTGAGGGCGCGGATGCTGTATTCCAGCTCATCGTTGGGCGTCTGGTAGCGGCTGATGCCCATGATGCCAGGCAGGCGGGATGCCGACAGCATCGTGTCGGGGGTGACTTTATTGACCATTGGTTTCTCCTTGGTTGGTCAGCTGATAGACCCGGACGACACGGGCGTGCGCCTGGGGATGGGTGGCCTCGGTATAACCGACGGCCTTGAACTGCTTGGTCTTAAATACAGCGCCCAGCACGGACGGGTGCATTTCTGCCGGCAGCTGGATGCCGGCGCGGATGTCGTTGATGCTGACGGTGCCCTGGCTGCGGGCGACCTCGACAGCCAGCACCCGGCAACGCGTCAGGAACGCTGTGTCCCTGGCTTCGAACAAGTTGAGCTGGGCGTCCCGGATCGCCCGTCCGATGTCTTGTGGCTGCATCACTTGGTCACCCAGATGATGGCCATGGCTACGCCGGCGATGACGTACAAGCAGCGCAGGAACAGCCACTCGGTTCGCTCGCCTATAGAACGCTTGTCACCCAGCAGCGCCGACTGCAGGCGCTCCTCGGTGGCGCTCAGGTTCACGCGCTTGGGGGGCTGGTACTGCGAGCCGATCAAGACCTTGCCGGTGTTGTAGGGGATGATTTGCTTGTCCATGGTTTTCTCCTTCAATTGCCGATGCGTTTGAGCAGGTTGGATACCTGGCTGGGCGCCCAGGTGTTGTTACCTCTAGGTGTCTCGATGCCGCGAGCGGTCAGAGCTGCAGCAATGTCGCGCAGGGTGCAGGCACCCGACTTGCGGACGATGTCCTGCACCAGGGGGCCCACGCGCTCGGCGTAGCGGTCTGCCTTGGCCTGGATCTTGGCGATGCCGGCGGCGCTGCCAACCTCGGGGGTCGGGCTGCCCAGCTGGCGGCCCTGCGCCTTGACCTGGGCCAGGGCGGCCTTGGTGCGCTCGGAGATCTTGCGGGCCTCCCACTCAGCGAACACGGCCATCATCTGCAAGAAGGTGCGGTCAGCCTCGGGCATATCGGCGCAGACAAAGGGGACAGAGCTTTCCAGCAGGCCGCTGATGAAGTGGACGTTACGGGCCAGGCGGTCGAGCTTGGCGATCACCAGGGTGGCCTTTGTACGCTTGGCCAGGCTCAGGGCGTGAGCCAGCTGCTCGCGGTCATTCTTGCGGCCAGACTCCACCTCGGTGAACTCGGCCACCAGCTCGGCCTGGCCGATGTGGCGGGCAACGGCCTCGCGCTGGGCATCCAGGCCCAGGCCGCTCTGGCCCTGCTTGTCGGTGCTGACGCGGTAGTAGGCGACGAACTTGCCGGTATGCTGGGTCATGATCAGGCTCCCAAGCTGTAGCCGAACATGAAGGCAGGCAGGGACTGCGTGCGGATCAGGCTGCGGCGGGTGCTGGGGTGGAGGTAGGCAACGTCCATCCACTTGTTGTGCGCCTCAATTGCAACGTCATGCTCCAGCAGGGCTGCTTGCGTGAGCTTGTCATTGCCGCCAAAGGTGGTGGCGTACAGCGCGTGGCGGGTCAGTGCGAGCTTGGCAGCGTGGCGAGCTGCCTCTGCACGGGCGATGGCTTCTTGCTTGGTCATGTCTGAACTCCTGTATCTCGGTGGTTCACGATGTCACCGCGACATCGTTGAAGCGAATCATAGCAGAACCCGGCAGGGTGTCCACAACCCAATAGGGCAACTATTTTCTAGGTGGTTACCCTAATGCCTGATCAGGGGCCTCGGCAGGCAGGAGTATGATCCGCGCCGTCACCGTGAATACAGGAATGCCATGAAACCCTCACCCAACAAGCCGCTGGTGGTTAGGCTGCGGCCCGACACTCGCGCCCTGCTTGACCGTGCAGCGGAAGACCAGCGCCGCAGCCTGGCCAGCATCGTGGATGAGGCTGTGCGGCAGCAGCTGCGTGACCGGTATGCCGATGTCTCCCAGCGCCTGGATCGCTTGCTGCAGGGGGCAAGATGACGCAGCAGGAGGCCATCAAGGTGCTGGACATGGCCCGCGAGGGCCAGCACCTGCCTGTCGAGGTGATACAGCTGGCGCTGTCGGTCACTGACCAGCAGCCCCAGCCTGACCAGGCCGAGCGCTATGAGCAGTTCCTAGAGGCGCTGCGAAAGGCTGGCCTGCTGTGATGCAGCTGCAGTTCATCGTGCCTGGCGAGCCGCAGGGCAAGGGCCGGCCACGCTTTGGCAACGGGCGCACCTACACGCCGGCCAAGACCGTGGCCTATGAGCAGCTGATCGCCCGCACCGCTGCGGAGGCCATGCGGCACCTGCCCTATGAGCTGACCGCCCTGCCCTGCTACGTCCGGGTGGATGTCTACAAGGGCGTGCCCAAGAGCTGGACGCAGGCCAAGCGAGCGCGTGCCCTGGACGGCCAAGAGATCCCCGGCAAGCCCGACCTGGACGCGGTGGTCTACGCCGACGATGTGCAAGTGACCAGGCTGCTGGTCACCAAGCAATACAGCCTCGAGCCTCGCCTGGATGTGCGGGTTAAAGAAGACATCTGATGTCTCGCAAGCGCAGCAAGTACCGCCCCAAGGGCGTGATCCAGGACACCGTCAGCCATGTGCTGGGCGGGTTCAGGCTGGTGCAGCACACGCCGCACGCCGTGACCCTGAAGATCAAGAACCACCAGGCCATGGCCAGCATGGTGGCCGGCACCGGCAGCCGGGATGACATCGACATCCTGATCGCAGCCATGAACGTGACCGAGGCCCTGGCCATTGCTGCCGAGCTGGGCCACGAGTACCGCACCGAGATCACCGCGGCCCAGGACGCCATCCTGGCCATGGCCAAGCGCGGCCTGGAGCGCAGCCGCTTCCTGTTCACCGGGCCGGAGCTGACGGCCATGAACCTGGGCATGGAGATCCATGACGCGCAGCTGGACGCCTGCACGGTGCAGCAGCTTGAGCGTGCGCTGGACTTCGTGGCCAGGGAGCTGATCGCCAAGCGAGCGAGGGCCATCGTATGAATGAAGATCAGAACGGGTATTGGTGCGTCATCTGCGGAAGGTTCCTGCCTGCCGACGATGACGGCGTCATCGTGCATGACGACATCGAACACCCTTCGGAGATGGCGTTCGACGATGAGGACAAGCCGCAATGACCAACATGAGCAGAGGCAGGGGCACGCCCTGGTACGGCAAGCTGATGACCGAAAGCCTGCCCAGCGAGGTCAAGCACATCTGGTACAGCCGGGACGAGGAGCTGCCAGAGCTTCCACGGCACCGTTGGTCATGGGAGCTGCAGACGGACATGGGGCTGGTGGAGGCCAAGGATCTGCTGTTCAAGATCCTGGCCGATGCGCCGCTGACTGACCGGGAGATGCTGGCTGTCAGACTGATCGCGCATGAGGAAGCCACCCTGAAGGAGGCCGGCGAGCAGCTCGATTGCACGGTCGAGCGGGCCAGGCAGATCTACATGAAGGCCATGCGGAAGTTGCGCCAGCACCAGGCCAAGATCACCGGCGTGAAGGTGTGGGAAGTCGATTGCGAAGTCACGACATGGCGTTCTTGGCGCAGGTGGTGCAGATGAGCCTCTCCGATCACCAGGTTTTCATGCTCAAGCACTTCGCCATGGGCTGGCGGTTCAAGCTAACCAACAAGGTCATTGGCAGCTGGGCCACCTACTGGTCGCTGCGCCGCCGTGGCCTGGTGAGCGCCGGCAGCATCGTGACCGACCTGGGCCGCAAGGTGCTGGCCAAGGAGCTGCAGCTGCAGGCCAAGCGGGAGGCCAGGCGATGAAGCGCCCTTTCAAGGTCTGGTACCCCAAACACAGCGGCCCCCTGCCCGATCGCGGGGTGCTCGAGCGCGGGGCTGCCAGGGAGC